CGGAAAGCTAAGTTGAGGGCATCTACTACTAAGGTCGTTCTTGCGTTGCCTGCTGTTGCTTCACTAAAACTAAAAGCCACCGATCCACTCCACTGTTTCTGATTCTAACCATTCATCTGCCAGTAGTACATAACAGTCTAAAAACGCTATATATAAGTACTGTTGAGTACTCAAGGGCTTCTGTTCTGTACATACGAACACTTTCGAGCGGTCATATTTAAAAAATAGCATAGGCTTTTGATCGCCTCCTGCCGCTTGTATTACAACTTTCTTCCACCACCGAATAAGATTATTCGTCTTAGGTTGTGTAAATATTTTATCCGTTAAAGCTGAGTCTTTATAATTCTTTACTTCAATGCAGAAATGATTTCTTTGATTGGGAACATATAAGTCCCCTTTCAAGTACTCAAGAGCCCCCGAAGCGGGGACTCTCTCGAACTTCAATCCTGTCGCATCTCGAAGCATATCACGAACTATGTATTCGCCTCTCGCTCCCTTCGCTCTTGAATCTACCATCTTCTTCCTCTGTGTCGTCTTTGTCGGTTTCGACAATACTCTCGGCCTTTACTTGTGTATCCTGTTGGGCTTTGACATGTCTCCACCACATTCTCCTGCGTCCTGCGCTCATTTCTCTAGTCCACTCACGTTTCCGTTCTTGACGACCTCAATCTTCTCTAATAACGGATGAGTCCAGCCATGGGATACGATATAAGTATTTAAATCTTCTCGAAGTAATACTTCTACCATTCTCTCACGCCCTGCCTCATCGAGAACATTAATAACTTCATCTAAAAATAGTACATTGATTCTTGACTTAGAAATACTACTCATCAGCTTACGTATCGCAATCAGAGTAGCAGTATTAACCCTAGCTAGTTCGCCAGAAGATAGTGCTAGAATATCTACTATATTCCCATTGTCAGTAATTTGCACATTAAGTTTATCATTTGATACCACGAACTCAAGAGTAAAACGACCATCGGAAAGCTCTGCTAAGTACGTATTTGCAAGCTCTTCTAGTTCTTTTACTAAGTTTTCAATCTTATACGCTAATAAACCGTTAGTACTAAAAGCCTTTTTGAGAACTTCTAAGTTATTTTCGTGCTTCTGCACTACGGCTAATTTAGCGGTAAAATCTACTTGCTGTCGAACAAACTCATCCGTCTGCTCTTCAATTACTTGGATTCGGGTATTTCTTCTGGTTCTTCGTTCGTTCTCTTTCGAGAGTTCTGCCATTCGTTCCTTTGCATCTTGTAATCGAGCTTGAACGCTAGAAATGCTACTATCAAGCTGTCGACGATCAACAGGAAGTGCTGGTAGGCTGTTATCAATAGATCTGTACAGATCCTCCCAGTCTTGCTTAGCCTTCTCATTAGCTCTAAATATATCATTGCGTTCCTTGATTCTTGTAATCTGTGGCTTTATCTTGAAAGCCTGTTGCATAGCACCTGCTTTCTTGCTCTCCGCCTCTTCCAACATGGTCTCTTCAGCAGAGATATCAATAGGTTGCTTGCAAGTAGGGCACTCTGCTTTAATTGACTCTAATTTACGAAGAGTCCGTTGAGCACCCGCAGCGACTGCTTGCCAAGAGCCCAACTCTTCTTGTAACTGGTCATACGACTCTATACTTGTTACCTCAGAGTTCTGTATTTTAGCAATATCAATACCTTCTAGCATCGCTTTATATTGATTATTTTGTTGGATTTTTTTATTTTTATCAGAGATATTTGCAACTTCTGTCGTTAGAGAACGCAAAGTCTCTTCATCTTCTGATGTATCAATATCTAAATCCAACATAGGTAGTATATCGGTATCGGTCAATTTGTTATCTTGCAACCATTTTTCTACTGTTGCTAACTGAGCAGATATACCTGAGCTTGTAAGTGTTGCCTCTCGTGACGCCTCTTTAAAGATGTCGAACAGCTCAACGTAATGCTCAAGGTGTAGAAGGTCAATAAGAAACTTCTTACGATTGGCATCAGTAGCTGTAAGAAACTGAAGACTTGCGTTAGTGTTTTGATATACTAGCTGAGAGAATGTCTTGAAGTCTACACCTATAATCTCTTGCAGAGTCTTATAAGTATTAGTAGCTGTGTGACTACTAATATCCTCACCATTCTTCTCTAATTTTACTTTAATATTTGTCTTGCGGTTTACTGTAATAGCATAGGAGTCACTATCTTTAGTAAAAGTTAGGGATATATTGTATCCGTCATTCATGTATCTATTAGGTATGTCTGCTTTCTTAATACCTTTCGAGTTCTTGTTATAAAGAGCTTCTTCGATGATCAACGGTATGGAAGACTTACCCATACCGTTGGTGCCAATAATTTGAGTGACAGAATTATCATCTAAATCCAGCTCATTGTTAGAACCGTAACTAAAGCAGTTATCCCATTTGAGCTTTCGAAGCGTAATCATTATAAGTTCCTAATATGTCGGGTATTTTATCTTCACTAATTTCTAGTATATAAGTTAGGTACTCTGCTAACTCCTCTGAGACAGTCATATCTTTATCCATGATAAGGCTGGCTTCTGATTTTCTTACTACTACTTTCTTGTCCAACAGATCAGAGTTCTTAATACCTGCTAAGTCTTGTATGTCACCTTCTATCTCGTAGATAGTATGATGAAAGTCTGTAGGTATCATATCTGCTGGGTTTGATACTGTTTTTCTAATAAGCTGAGGAAGGTTAAACTCTTCCCATATCCAGCTCCAGTCCTGTTCGTTAATAAACAAATAACCTGTCTTCACTAGTGATCTGTGAAACGACGTAGTCATTGGACTGCCGGGGTATACTATATTTAACTGGCTATTACTATGAGAATGTAAATCTCCTGAGAAAACTACAGGGAAATCCTCAAACCTACTTAAATCTACTTCAGGTTTAACGTGTGGTGGTATCTCGCCACGAACATGAGTAAAGAGAGGCTGATTTGTATTAAACTGCTCTATACTATCTTTGCGGTGAAGATCAGCGTAAGGCAGTATGCCATACCCAAGGTCTTCATCTATATAAGAAATATCTACAATATGTACTAATGGATTGATGTCTCTTGAGACTCGTTTAAGCTGTGTAAAGAACGTCTTGTTCTTCTTCGTAGCTTCATGGTTTCCATCATAAATAATAGTTGGAATCTTTACTCCACGAATAAACGTGAAGTAAAGTTCCAACTCTTCCATATTGGGCAGTCTATCAAACAGATCACCACCTATAATGTGCATACTGCACTCTTTTTCAAGCTCATACACTTGTTGAAAGAATAGATTATAGCGGTTCAAGGCCCAAGTAACTGGGACGTTCTTCTGTCCCAGTTTGATGTGCCAATCTGCGGTATATAATATCATCCGATGTTGAACTCAGCTTCGAGGCTCTCGTCATCGTTGTTCTCGCCTGCATTACGCAAACGGTCGAGCAACTCTTTCTGTGCATCAGCTGTTGGACGAGGCATAACATCATCCATAGACTTCAGGCCTTCGATAGAAGCAAGCTCGTCAGCTGTAAGAGCTCGGGGCTTACACTTCAATGCTTGTAATTGGTACTCTACATTGTAAGGGAGCGGGCCAGTTTTTACTCGCTTGAAACATACGTCCCAGCCAGTGGTAGTATCAGTAGGGTCGCCCAAATCTTCTGCAGCAGTAATTACTTGCTCCCACAGCTTCTTCTTTAGGTTTGCTACTTTAACAGTGCCGTCGTTACAATCAATTACTTGTACAGCGTAGCTCCAGCCACATTTAAGATCGGGATAATACTCACGAACCCAGTCTTGTTCTTTGTTATTGAAACGCTCTGCGTTACGGTCGAATGAAAGACATTCGAGGGGAATGTTCTTGCCATTTTCACCTTCAATCCAGTAAACGTAGCGAGCAAGAATGTCGCCAACGATACGCATTTTGTTATCGCCGTCTTTGTATTGAAAAGTGTTGATTGATGATTTCTGGGCGCCGCCAGTTTGTTTGTTGAATGATAAAGCCATTAGTGTATATCCTTTTTGGTGACTTCTTCATATAGAAAGTGGACATTGCCATTTTCTACACTCAGTAGACTATTGTTTGAAATTAGATCTAGATCAACTGGTAAATGCAGTACGTCTAGTGTAGTTTTTTGTGTTGCTATGTAATCTGCTAATGGTCTACAAGAGGCCAAAGCATAGTATATTGCTATATCCCTGTGGGAGTACTTATAAGAATGGTACATAAGAATATCAGGGTGAAGTAAAAAGCAATCACCTTTGAAATCTTTTTGCGAATAGTTATAGATACGGTCGTATTTATTTTTGGGAATTTGCTTTTTAATAAGCATTTCCATGATAACACAACACAGTAACGGACTCGCATCCGCTGTTTCGTAAACCTTCTGCCAGTCAAATAAGAACATTATTATACTCTAAAATTGGATTAATGTCAAGAACTATTTTTTTAAAGGTATTTCATGTCCCAACCCTGTTTCATGTAGAAACCTACCCTGTTTGAAGCCTGCCTTCTTGCAGTATTGCCCCTTAGGTGTATGTCTACGATGATTGGGTCGATCTTACCTTCTTTCTTTCGTATTACCCTACCTACTAACTGCGTAAGAAGGGGCTCATTGTTTACAGGGGTTCCCAGGATGAGACAGCTTAAAGTGTCTACAGATATACCCTCTGAGAAAATTGCCTGCGTTCCGTAGAGAACATTTGCGTCCCCGTAGAGAACTCTATCTACCAATGTCTCCCTGTCTTCGTGAGAAACATCTCCTGTCACACATACTGCTTTATCTCCCGTAAGCTCCGCGCAGGCTTTGAGAAAACTTACCCTGTCACTTACTACTAGAACTTTATGCCCTCTTGCGGCGTAGGCCGCGGCAAGCATTGCTATTGTATGTCTGTACTCTTCGTCGTTGGATAAGGCAGATACTCTGTTAGCCCAAGGAGTTTTTGCACCATCCATAAATCTTATTTCAGAATGCACTAAATGTATCTTAGGTGTCATATAGTTTTCCTTTGGCGGTTGAAATAACTTACTACCAAAATAATCTCTAAAGACTACATGCTTTCCGTCTTTTCTTTCTATAGTTCCTGATAGCCCTATCTTATATCGACAATAATTTGTATCGAGAATCTTAGAGAAGGTTGGACTACTCACGTGGTGCATCTCATCAAGTATGATAGTCCCAAACTCCTTGCGAATCTTGTCTACATTTCGGTACAAAGTTTGTGTATTGCCAATAACGATAGGAGCATCAAGTTCAAATCTCCCACTGCCTATGATGCCGGCCTCAATTCCAAAGACTTTCTTTACTTCTTTAGCCCACTGATTTCTTAGAGGCACAGTATGGGTAACGATAAGTGTTTTCTGACCTAACTTACCTGCTATTGCAAGACCTGTAAAAGTCTTGCCCCAACTTACCCATGCGTTGATTATAGCATTATCTTCGATCTCGTCAAATACCTTCTTCTGGCTATCTCGGAGATCGAACATAAACTCAGGGAAGTCGACAGGCTTGTATAAACGCTTGTCGACTATTTCATAGTCCTCTGGTATCAGATCCATGCGCCCTATAGGTAGTGAAATTAAGCCGTTACGAATTAGCCCCATATTCTTGATCATCAAAGGCGGATCAAGGGGATTATGGGTGGGAATTGCATATGTTAGCTCTTTGTCGATCTTCTGTTGAAGTTCGGCAGAGCAATCCATATAAATTCTGTTACTAATTACTGCTTTCATAGGCCAAGTTCATTTTTTGCTATAATATAGTTTTTAACAAAGTCACTTCGTACAATATCTTCTACTTCAAACTCGATAAAGTCGAAATCACCCATACGTTTCAGGACTTGCATAAACTCCTGTAGGCCATTCTGTTTCAGATCAGCCTGTCGGAAGTCTCCACAGAAAATAACTCTACAGTTACGTCCCATGCGGGTTATAATCGAGTCTAGCTCATGGAATGACATATTTTGGCACTCATCAATAAGAACTACTGCATCTTTGAGTGTGATGCCTCGAATAAACGAAGTTGTCATAAAATGTACTATACTTTTTTGCTTTAGGATTTCATAAGCGTCTCCTCTACCGAACAGCTCAATAGCAATTTCTCTATAAGGCTCTTCGTATACTGAGGATTTTTCTTTTTCCGTGCCAGGAAGAAAACCGATGTCTCTTGTAGGCACAGCACTACGAATAATTACTAACTGATCATAGTTTTGTTTAGACATATCGTCAAATGCTAAGTAACTCGATATGAACGTCTTACCTGTTCCTGCCAAACCATGCAATATCAAGTGTTTATTAGAGTCAAAAGCTCTAAGTTGGTTTCTGGTTAACGGTTCAATCTCTAATAGCTCAAGACTCGCACCTGCCAGCGTTCTTCGTTTTTTAGGCATATTATACTTTTCTCTTAGTGTCCTTGAGTTTCTCTTCCGAGTACTCATAAAGCATCCACGGTAGACTGTGAAGATGCAAAACTCCTGCCCATACCATTCCTGGCTCGGGAGGCCTAGGTACTGTAAAAGGGTTTCTGTGTCCTTTTACATATACTAAAGATGCTACGTCCTTCTGTACAACTCTATCAATCTTCAAGTACTTTAGGTTTAACATCTTAGTTTTTTCATAAATAAACAATGCCCCGTTACTATCTATGAAACAACGTGTGCTCTGCTTTAGTATTCCTACAGGGCCCATTACGCCCTTAGTTAGACGAAACATACTAGGGTAAGTAGTTTGTATTCGTCTTATGCCAAGCGTATCACCTGGCATGTTCCTATCATCGAGCAATTCAGTTCCTAAGAAGACTAACCCATCATGCGTACTCCAATTACTATCGGGCAAGGGGTACGCAGGGTATGCTATCTTATCTAAACTATTAAATGTCAGAACCATACATCTTCTCGAACTTACCACCGGAGTAGTCTTGGTGGATAATCTCGAAGTCACAGCCTACTGGTACGCCAGGAATAGATAAACCTCTATCCATCTGTACGAACTCAGCCAGCTTTAGCATGTATTCGTCTACTTCATCTTCTGGTACTTCTGCTAGGATCGAATCGTGTACAAGAGCGAAGATACGTGCTCCTTTATTATTCGCTTTAATCCAAGCTCCCATATCAATAGCCCCTAAGAGGTTAATATCAGAAGCAGCAGACTGCACCAGAAAATTAAGACCAGACCTAATGCTATGGCTCTGGATGCCCGAGTCTGTCGATGCGACATTTGGTAATCTCCTTTTACGGCCGAAGTAACTATAGATAAAGCCATTTTGCTTAATAAACTTTTTGTTATCTTCGATCCATTCTTTTAGTTTGTGGAACTCTGCAAAGTAATCATCAATTACTTCCTGAGCCTCTTGCTTAGTGAAAGGCTTACCACTATCCTTAGTAACCTGCTCACTAATCTTATTCGCACCAGCACCATACATAATACCAAAGGTCACAGCCTTAGCGGCCTGCCTCTGCATGCCATACAACTCTGATACTTCGCTGACATCACAAGGTAGTTTAAATACTTTATGTGCAATAGCGGAGTGGAAGTTACCCCCGGCCTTAAACACTTCAATAAGTGCTTTATCTTTTGCTAGGATCGCTGCAACATATACTTCTGCAGTTGTTAAATCCATTGCGACAATCTTGTTACCTGGAGCAGCTTTGATACATCCTTTTACAATAGGATTATCTCGGGGAAGCTGCTGCATATTAAGCTT